TAATAGTTACTTCTTATTTTTACTTCTTTAGGAGTATTTTTATTAAGTCTATAAGAAGAAGACTTTCCTGGAACATATCCTTCTTTTCTTAAAACCTCATGATGTCCATGAATAGGGTGAAGAGCATCTAATGCTCCAAGAGTACTTTGTCCGCCATCAATTGCCATCTGGTATCTCCTTCTTAAATCCCATAGTCTCTTTGATGAAGTCCTGAATCTTTTCTAATTGCTCCGCATTTGGAGGAGGTTCAATAGCTACGAAAGATGCCTGGCCCTGAAAGATGATTTGTAGAACATCTTGAGCAACTTCCCTAACAGGTTTACCGGTTTTCTCAGCAAACCTCTTAAGAGCATCTAAAGACAATGGATCAAGATTGATGTAGATAGACACGTTACTCCTTAGTCTTCTTCTTTGATTCCTTTTTAGACTTATCTTTAGGATTCGATTCTCGTGATTCGTGCTGAGGGTCTTCTTTCTCAGCACTAGCCTTGTTATCTTCTTCATCTTGTGGAACGTCTAATTCTCCCATCCCCGCTTCACTAGCAAAAGTAGGGGGCGTATTCTCTACATCCTCATCTGTTATATTGGAAAATACCCCGCTCTCATCACTATGCTGTTTCAACTCTTTAACTGCTTGTTGCTTAGTAATGAGATCAGCTTGATAAGCCATTACAATAGTTTGAGTAGTAGTAGCAGCCAAGGAGGCGCGCTCCTGCTCAGTCATTGTGTAGATAGGTTCCCAGTGATGGTCGAGGTCATCTGGAACTTGACCCCAGGTGCTCATGGCAAGGATAGGGAGCAACTGGTCAATTACAACATCATACTGGGAAGTACGGATCTGCTCGACGTGATCGTAGTGCTGCTGGAGGCTGGTCCGGCCATTAGCTCCTAGGCCACCCTCACGACCAAAGAGCCACTCATACGGTTCATCAGTAGCAGCAGCTAGATCCTTCATGAACTCATGGTAAGTATCAGCTATACCACCAAATCCGTAACTCGTCTGCTGAACACTACCATCCTTGCCAAGCACTAGTAACCCTTGGTTGTTCAAGAGGTTGCTGATGCTCTGCATCCGCTCTAGAAAGTTATTATATTGCTTGTTAGTGCCTCCAGCACCAGACATGAGAGTAGCCAACTGAGGCTCAGTAACAGCAAGAACCTGAGCTCTAGATAAAAGTGAAACGATATTCCACGAACTATAATCCCTCTTCTTAAGCTCATCAAATATGATCTCAACTTCAGACATTCCCCAGTATAACTCTACTTGTACTTCCCACCAAGGTAACTCACGACCTTGGAACCGAATCACACGGGAGTGGTGGATATTTACGTTACCCGTGTCCATGATACAGTTATAATACTCAGGACGCCCGAAGTTACCGAGGTCGTTGATATCATTCGAGATTACTGGGCCAGGAATAATACCAGACCATCTATCTAATGGAATTAGGCCTCTGTAACTACCGGGTTGAACCTCGTCAACTACGAGAGGTTCCATGAGGTTTTTAACACCGTCGATTACAATGATGGCTCCTGCGCCACCAAAGAGCCGGCCCCACTTAGCCGCACTACGAAGCTTGTGTAATGTCTTAGTTTGCTTGACTACCTTCTCTAATGCTTTGATGGCTTCCGGAGTAACCTCCGAGTCAATCTTAGGGAAAGTCTTGAAGGCATCATCAGCCACTCCGTCAATCACCTTACGGATGACCCAGGAACTGCGATATAACGATAGGATGAGTGGGTAATCCTCAGTCAATCTGACAATGGGATATTCCCCAGATTCTGTTAAATTCGCAGTCCCTGTGCCAAGTCGTGCTGGTGCATTCCGGTATGAGTCAAGAGCTATAGAACTACGTAAGTAGTTCATGTCATCGTTAGCAGGGAGAGGCTTCACGCTAGGACCTGGCGGCGTCCTACGTTTGCGTGGTGTGGGCATAATAGTTTACTTATACTTATTCTCATCAGCTTCTTTAAGAGCATTACGAACATGACCAGCATGGGACATACGTGGATACATAACTTCACCATTTAGAGTAGCTACGTGAGAGTGAACACTACCTGTTTTTCTATTATGTTCAATTCCCATGCCTACGGTTCCTTTAGAGTTCTCTAAATTAGCAAAACTTCTATTACCCTCATGTTGGTGACCTTCTTCTGAAGGCTTAAGTCTAGCTGCACGAGCTACCTGAAAATGCTCGTGAAGTTTAGGATTAAAGTCTAATGCCGCATCACATCCTAACTGCTTCAGTGCTGACTGTCCGCCATTGATTGGTTTCATTACGCCACCTTTTCTAGTAATCGCCACTCAGGGAACAGATCCATGACAGCGTATCTCTTAGCATCTTGACTGTGATCATTGGTCTTTAGAGGAGTCTCCTCCCCTTTCTCAGCGGCTTTCGGATCCCATGAGTAGATAGCACACTCACGTCTTTCATTGGAACATCCCTCGTGAACACGTAGGAGGCCGAGGGCCATGACCTGTGAGACACGGTGAATGCCATCTAGCACTTCATTATCAGCATCCACTACGTTATACCCGCGCTTCGTGAGCTCGAGCTTGAAACTAGCAGCACTAGGGTCGATGACTATCTTTACATTCTTGCGGCCCCTGATACGTGAGCCGGCGATGAAATACTCTAAGTCATCAGCATACTCACTATCAGTTTTCTGCCTCATCTCTTTAACAGAATCCCAGTAATACTCACGGTCATTCCAGACCCGTACTCCATCATCTATGAACTCTTCAAAGACGCACGGATTATGTGTCCCGTAGTCTATAGCTATAACATGACCTACATAGCCACCTTGGCCGTAGAGCCCTACAGGTCGAGTAGAGTCATTGTACAGTAACTCATCAGACCAGCAATCCTTGTAGATTGCTCCCTCAGCTACAACCCAGAGTCCAAGGATGTAACGTTGAAAATAGACGCCTTTCTGAGATGCTACAATCTGTGCCTTTATTTCAGGTTCAATATTAGGGTTGTCATCTAACGTGAAGTGGATGACTTCTAAGTCAGGAGCGAAGTTAGCTTCATGGATGACGTCAGTGAATAAGTAGTGTTGTGGAGTACCAGGATTCGTAGTAGCATATAGCCGCGCGCCCGGGGGTGACATGCGCATGAAGAGTTGCTTACTGAAGCTTTCAGGGACTAGGGTCCACTCATCAATGATCGCGATCCCGACAGTCATGCCGAGGATCTGTTTGTAACTAGCCTCATCACGAGCACCAATTACGAACCAGCGGACCCCAAAGAGCCAGAGTTCACCAGAAGAACGATTATAGGTGTAGTTCTCTTTCCCTACGACACTGAACACGTCCAGTAGTATGTTCTTATAGACTGACTGTTTCGTGTTCCCTAGTATGACCCTCTTACCATCTACCCTATACGCACAAAGATGAATGATGAGTTTCGCGTCTACAGCAAATGTCTTCGATGAACGTACACTACCCTCAAGTAACGTATACTTCTTGTCTTGAGACGGGTGACGTTTGATGAAGTCATAGGCTTTACGACCGAAACGCTTGAATACTGGCATGTGAACCTCGAGTCCCTCCTAAGGACCCTCTACCCCTCGACTATAGGTTTATCATCTTGGTTGTAGTCGATGACCTCAGGCTCATCCTCGTACTCAGGTTCAACAACCTCAGGCGTTACGGGCTCAGGTTCACTAACCTCAGCATCGATGATAGGGGCTTCAATAGGACCAGCGGCTATAGCACTCATCAACGCGGTGAGTTCCGTGTTACTCTGCCCGAGTGAGGGTCTCTCAACATTTCTACCTTCTGTAGACTCTCGTAACTCAGTAATTGCTGTAAAGTTAATCTCTTTATCAGATACTTGTCCTACAGCTTTCTTGAGTATCTGAGAGGCGATAGCGTCAGCCCATTTCCAAGTATCTGGAATCCCTAATGCTTTAGCTACTTCTTTAGGAACTCTAGCCGAAAGATGTATTCTATAAGCATCACTAAGCAATCTTGGTTTTTTGCCATTAGAACCATAGGGATTAGCTACTTGCCCTGGTTTCCATGGACGAAGGTTAGCTAAACTCTTTTCATTTACAGCGGCTCCCTTGGGCACCTTGATCTCAGGCTGAATCTCAAGACGAATATCAGGCATAATCAGGTCACTCCGAGGGTCACTCCTCTAATAGGATTGATGAATCTATGGGACTTATATACTTGAGTCCCCACAAAGCGTTTCACGTTCCCGCGCTGTTATATCGCGCATCAAAATCCATCGAAGCGGTTGATAAACCGCAACAGAATGCCCAAAAGCGACGATTAACAGGTTAAGAAACCAATCCTTAACCCACTTGCGCGGCACTGCAACTAGACTGAACTCAGCTTTCATTGTTTCTTTCCTTCGGGGAGTTAAGTATGTAATTCCCAAATCTATTGGTGGGTTCAAAGGTATCACGCAGGGGACACGTGTAAAGGCTGGTTACTTACTACTCTCTGAATAGTCGTTATAACACCACAAGACAGAACTGGCCTAAGATA